GTCTTGTTCAGTATGTGGATCATCGATAATAAGTAAGTCCGCCCCTCGTCCTGTAATAGAACCGCCAACACCCGCTGCAAAGTATTCACCACCATGATTGGTCTCCCACCGGCCTTTTGCCTTACTATCTTCTCTTAATCGAACATCTCCGAATATTTGTTTATACTCTTGACTATCAATTAAATTTCTTACCTTAGCACCAAACCTCGCAGCTAGTTCTGCGTTGTGCGATACCTGCATTAATTTCATTTTAGGTGATTTTCCTATGATCCATGCAGGAAAATAAACAGATGCAAATTCTGATTTAGTGTGTCTAGGGGGCATATTTACAATGAGCCTCCCTTTTTTATTTTTTGCTATATTTGTAAACTCATATGCAACATGTTGATGATGCCCCCACTTATCAGGATCTTTTTCTGTACGACATATAAAATCTGGCCAAACATTCTTTACAAAATATAAGAAATTGTCTTGGCATAGTTTAATATGTTGAAGCCACACCTTTTCGAGCCTCTCTCGTAACTGATCAGTGGTTAATAAATCTGTATTAGTCATATATACTTACTATATACTTGGGTCCCCTAAAAATAAACCCCTTTCATTACAAGCTCGAGTGCATGTATTTGGCATGTCAAGGTAAAGGATGAAAAGGAAAAATTTAAAAAAATAAGGAAAAAAAACGAAAAAAAAGTTTTTTTCTTTTTTTGGATTTTGAGTGGTACCTCTATTAAAAAACTAACGCCCCCCTGATTGGGGGGCGTTAATGTGATTTGGTTTACTTATGCTGTTGGAGATAGCGTAAGCGATCATTAATAGTTCTTTTAACTCGCTTGACGAATACAAGCCATTTCGCCTGATGTGGTGTGTCCACATTAAATAGCCAACTACAGTCATCAACCCCATTAGTTGCCGTTACTTTGGTGACATTAGCAATATAATTAATGCTAACTTTATAGCCTTTATAAGTAAAAGGTATCATTATACAGTATGTACTACTTTTAAAGCCATGCCAATTCCAGCAATCGCCAAAATAGTGCCTAACATTACATTTGTACTAAACATAATGATTACACCTATAAAAGCTATACCAAAGCTAGTTAGCATTAAAACTAAACAAAAATAAAAATTTAATTTACTCATTAAGATTTTTTATATTTTGTTTTTAGTTCAACTGATTGACCTTCAACTTTAAATGAATTGTAAAGGTCTTCATGTTTTTCTTTGAAAGTTTTAACATCAAATCTAATAACATTTTTTTTGATGATCTCCAAAGAATAGGATTTATTTTTATATTTACCTATAACAAATCCCCCTTGCTCTTCTACTATGGGCAATGACTCTTCTTTTACATCAAGCCACAATTTAGCGTAGGTTTTTCGCAAGTCGTTTACTTCACAAGCTTTAAACAATTTTAAATTATTTGTTTGAGCAAGTGTGTTTTTTTTTGCTTTTAACATTTTTTTCCTTTTGTTAGTTTCTTGCTTATGCAATTGATCCCATTATGATCATATCTAATAAGATGTCAAATAAATAATTTAAGCTGCCTAGAGCTGCCAGGACCAGCACAACTCCAGGTTGTAGGTTATATTAAGAAAAACACTAGTAATAATAAGCCAATAAATAACAAAGGATAAAACAGTACAAATCTTAAAAATAAAGCGATAAATTTATCCACCCTATGCCCCCTTCACAAATTTATTTTGCTGATCAATCCTGGAGGCTTTGCCTTTGGCAATGAGTCCAACAATCACGCCTGACGGATCACGATATCTTAAGTCGTGTTTATCTCCGTTAATGACTTTACGCTGCATCCACTTCCTAGGCAATTTATTCTTGAAAACTGTTGCCACATTGTAGCCGGCTTTGATAGCTTTATTTATATCAGCTGAATTCCTGCCCGAGTCGCTGAAGGTAAAATGAAGGTTTTTCATTTTATGATTTAAATAATTTAATACTTTTGTATATTCATAAAATTGTACATCAGGGTGAAGCTCGTGAAGAGTCGACCCTCCATTAACTTTCATGCGATGCCAGGCCAGGTCACTAGTCCCATTGAGTCTGACTGCAAATTTAAAGCCCCGATTTTTTGCCCGATTTTTTAGCAACTGAATCTCTTTAGATAGATCCCATAAAAATGCATTCTTATTCGTCCAAAAATAATTTGTTTTATTGACTCGAGCCTGCTGCACCGAATTCATTTGGCCACGGCCTGAAGTATTTAAACAGAGTGCAACACATTCGGGAGAAGCTTTCGGACAAACATTCTTGCCACTTAGATCGAATGGAGCTAGATGCAAAATCGCTGTTTTAACTCCGAACTGTTCCCCCTTAGCCATCTTAGTTTGGCTGTAATAATTAAGTAATGGCATTACGCCACCTTTTTTATTAGACCATCTACCATTGTGATTTTGGCGAAAAACTTTCGCTTAATATCACACCCGACAAATGTTCCATTGCTTTTAAACTCTTCCCCAAAAATACTAGTTTCAATATAATTTAATTCTTGACCAATATTTTTTTTTAGATCTTTTTTTGTTTTATAATTTAACTGCATCATATTTATTTATCCTTTGTTAGCTATCTCACTAACATGGGAGGTTTTACTTTACAAGCTTTATTTTACCGGTCTTCCTGGTCCTGGCCTGAGCTGCTCTAGAGCTGCTCTATTTTATTTTAAAAAAAATTTATTTTTTTTATAAAGGTAAAAAGAAAGCGAAAAAATTTCGTTATAGGATCTCAAGATTTACCTGCGTATATAAAGGTAAAAGAAGTACGAAAAATTCTCGTTATAACATCTCAAGATTTATAAAGGTAAAAGAACCACGAACCAAGTTCGTTATGTGATCTCAAGATTTACAAACGCCAACGAAGTTGGCGTTTGTTGGCCAAGCGTGAGACCTGGTTCAAGCGTCAAAAATTTTGGGATATTTTTCTATTTTTTTTAAGGCATCACTCAAGATCAGGTTCGCAGAAACCAGAACCAACTCTCTCGGTTCACGAACCACGAAGATCTCTAGATTTTGAGAGCTACTTTGCGAGAGTCCCTCTCTTAAGATAAAAGAAGTGCCACCATTTTGAAAATGTTTTAAATGCCAATTCATTTGATACTTGGAAAGGTCGCAATTCTTGACATCATTTGATTTTAATTCAATCCAAATACTTTTCTTATTTATCAACCAATAAACATCTGGAATTCCATTAATAGTGTTACTTTCAACCCTAAAAATTTGACCTTTTAAGTTTAAATTTTTAACCCTCAACCACAATTTACTTTCGGATTTTTTCATAATGTTATTAAGTCAATAAAATAAAAACCCCTAACTCCACTCTCGCTTTGTTAGGGGTTTAACTAGTCAGTATTACTTATACTACTTTTTGATATAAAAAGTAACCCTTACCTAGTATCAAAAAAGTTTAAAATCTTTATGTGCGTTGATCTGTGCAAGAAATTTTTTTCAAATTACAGGAATAATTGGGAGTTCTTTTATATTCGTATGAATAGCTCCCCCGTCATTTCCCTCATCATCTTGGCTTGGTGTTAACCAAACTCCATTTGAAAGTTCAATTTGAATTGGTCTCTTATGCCAATTTTGATAATCTGCGTCTTTGGTTGGCATATATCTTATGCTGATAATTTTTTGATTAAGTAAATATGCCTTTATTTTTTTTTCCCAATTTTTTTCTGCCATTGATCTTGCTCCTTTTCTTCTGTTAATTCCCAAATATTAATAAATCTTTTTAACCAAGTTTTTTGTTTTTCAGTTAACTTTGGGTTACCTATTAGTTCTTCATCTGCACTTGATAATGGGGATAAATTTTCTTTATCCCCAAAATTATTATATACCTCAACCAATGTTTCTATACTACGCAATTTGTTTTAAACTTTCTGGTATATTAATTTTAATTTGAGTTTTTTTAGCAATCAAAGAAATTTGTCTTAAAACTTCTGAACCAATCATATCACTATGAAGTAGATCTTCTGCTTGTTCTTCTAACTCATTTATATTTTTTATTTCTTCACCTTTTTTAGATTTATAAAATGCTTTTTTAGTTTCTTCATAGCATTTTTCAGATAAAAATTGAGCAAAGTCTTGAGATAAAGTAAAAATCCCTTTAGGTTCTTTATCCCATGCAGGAATTTTATCATCACCATATCCAACTTCCCAATTACGATTTTTTGCCCAATCAGATAACTTGGTAGAAAGTTTTTTAGTAATCCCTTCTAACTTAAGTTTTTTATCTTGTAGCTTTTTATCAATGCTATTAAAAAAATCATTATAATCTTTTTGGCACTGTGCCAAGACTTTAAGATCTTTTTCAATCTGAAGTCTTTTATTAAAAGTTACAAAATTATTATCACTTTGTTTTCTGATTTCAGAAATATGGACACTTTCTATTAGACTTCTTTTATCAGTAAACTTTCTGCCCAATTTGGTTGACCAATATTCCCGATTATCCTTACTTATTTGTTTTGTACTCATATGCTCCTTTTTTGTTAGTTTAACTAAATTATTTTTATAAAATAAATTTTTAAAAAATAATCAAAAATTCTTTAACCAATAGTAAAGCCACCCGAATTTCTACAAAATTCAGCAAACTCCCTCACATTTTTTTGTGAAAAAGGATAACTTCCACCACTATTACTTTTCTTATAAATCTTATCCCACATTTTTTTATCTTCTTCTGGAAAATCATTTGGAGCAAGATTTGGTTTATTTAATTTTTTTTCAACACTTTTAGAAAAATTGCGTAATTCTTTTTCAATCCCCTTATTCAAACCCTCAAGTATTTTTCTTCTGTCCTCATAAGTTTTTTCATACTTTTTAGTATGACCAGATTTAATTAGATGATCTAATTGATTTGCAATTTCTGTGGCATGATATTTATCAACTTCTGAACAATCATTAAACTGCCAAGTTTTTTGATTTTTTTTGTCTATAACTTTCGTAAATTCAAGTACATAATTTGCAAGAGGTCGCCACCACCAACAGTTGTTTCTAAAGTAAGTACCAGATTGAGTTTGATATTTTTCTAAATCTTCTAAATACTTTTCTTGCTCTTGAGTAGTTTGGTCATAAAAATTATCTGGTCTATTTGGTTCTGTGTGTTGTA